TCAGGGTACTGATCTTCCGAGACACGTCGTGCATCACCATACAGTGGAAACTGTAATTGGGCTCATACGTTAACGGACTTTTATGATCTGTGATGACAACATTCCACGAATACCTCGCAGTGATCTCATTTTACGATCCTGTTCCATTACTAGTTCTCAAAAGAATCGAGGACCAGTAACTTCGGAAAGGGGTAAAATAACCTTTTCAGTCTGAAAAGGATCCAGTGGAGTAAAAGTAACATCTTTAGTTGATTTAACTCTGTCCGTAATCATTTTGACTACTTCAGAAGTATAATCTTTTCTAAGATAACTACTTACAAACACTGGACCGAGAAGAGTTGGAGGCAAGGTTGGTTTATTATGTAACAATTCCGAATATTGTTCGTAATAACGATCCAATATAAAGTGGTAGAGTTTAGAATCTGAATTTTCTAAATCAAAACCAGGAATGGTTTCCATACTGTAAAGACTAGATATAATTTTATCCATCTTTACTAGATTCCGATCTCAAATTTTGAGATTTGTCTGATATATAGCGTTGTCTATCATTGATAGAAAACTATGTATCGACACGGCAGAGAGCGAATTATTCAACCTTGTAAAAGGTGATAATCCATCTACCGTTGGAACAAAACCAAAAGGTCCATTCACTAATCATACTAACTCTTTCAACTGTGACTTTCGTACAGTTGGAATTGTTTTGTACATTTTAGTAACTAGATCTTCGGTTAAGCTGAGTCCTTTATTAGATAAATCTAAAAGAATTGAAGGTAAACCTTTCAATGATTTTAAACCAACTAATAAGTTCTTTGCTCCTACGGGTGAAACTTCCCCTTCTTTAGTAATTAATCTCTTAGCGAATTCAAACGAATCCTTAGATTTTAAAGACTTAGAAAGGTTAATTTCAACTCCTAAGTACTCCTCCATTAAGGAAAGATATGACTTAGCAACAAGATTGTTAGCTATTACAATATCATCTCCTAATAGTGCGTAATCAGTGAAGTTAGAGTATCCAACTCTAAAAGCACTAATTCTCACTAACACATGGTGGCTTAAGGCGAGCATAGCTCAAGAACTTAAGGCTCCCATAGGTTGACCAACTGAGTATTTAAAAGGATTACCTTTTAAATATCATTCTCGGTCTGTCAAGAGTTTACCTCAAGCCAGACTTTGATCAGTTCCAATTAAACAAGCTAAAACTTGCTGTTGAAACTTCAGTGGTAATCTATCGGTAGCAGCACTTAAATCGTATGAGAAAAGAGTTTGATCATCTATAGAATTATTTAATCATAATTCTCTTAAATGACGAACCGGTTTGTCTTGATCAAAAGTTCCATCCATAGGAAGGTTCTTTAGAATAGAGAAAATCGATTCCGATAATGGTTTCATTACACTTTGAGTAATGGCATCCGTTATCGCAAACACTCTAACTTTTCCGGCTGCCTCGTTCTTTTCACTTAATTTTCCAAGTTTTAGATTTTCTTCACCATACAAACAAGTTGTATTTTGTAGAATTTCCATTTCTTGAGAAATTAACGTTCAAAATTCTTCTCCACCTGGACTTCTAGAAATAAATTCTTTAAGTACGGGTAGTAAAGAAGAGTTTTGTCAAGCCTTGATATCCTTTCAGATACCAAGAAGTGAAACAGAACTGTTAGGGCCTGCAGTACCAAGAAAAGAAAGTCTTATAGGTTTTAGTCTAAAAGATTTTAAATCAGTTAGCTCCGAAAGACCTTTCTTTACTTCGTAATAAGGAAGAGTCTCACTTAATCCTTTAAAAGGATCAGTAATAGTACTCAACTTTATCTTACCGGGTATAGAAATAACCCGATAAACTGCAAAGATCGAAAGGACTGCTCTAGTTGTAAGACTGTCCTTCTGTCTTAATAAAGACCGAAGAGGACCAGGAATTATACTAGGTAATCCTCCCACGAGAGAAATCACGAATTTGGAAACGAATACGGGATTTCCACTTACAAAGGCTTGAACAATTCTTGTTGACTCTTTACAATA